TCTTTCAAACCTTGCTTGATTTCTTCCATGTGAATTTCATAGTCATCCCCAAATTCTCCATTCAGGGAAACGCTGATTGCTTCAATTATTGAATTTATCATTTTCCAAGTCCCCCTAAATATTTCTTGATTTTGTTTTCAAGTACCTTTGGGGCAATCCTCTGTAATTCCTGTTCAGATATGGTCATCATAAACTGACCCTTGACCCAACCTGAATGATTGGCTGTCCTGTGTCCGTATTCAACATAAGATGCGTATTCAACCGGGTTCACAATCTCAATGACATAGGTGTCACCAAAATGATTCACCGTAAGGCTGTCAGCATATCCCTTTGCTGAACCGTTTTTCTGACCAGTCCAACCACGCCTTAATGTACCGCCTTTTTTGCCTGAACTTGCCGGGTACTGTCCGACTGGTGTACGCTTGACAACCAACCGAAGCAACCGGGCAGCAAGTTCCTTTGCACACGATTCCACAAAGTCATCAGGATTCTGTAATTTTTCCAACTGCTGCTGAAAGTCTTTCAGACCTTTGCAGTCAAATTTTCCCATTTTCCCCATTTACGCATATTCCTTGAACAGTTCAAGCATAATTTCCTGATGCGTTGGGTATATGGCTGATTCACCGCTGCGGGTGTAATCTGTGGTCACATTGTCCTGTGTCACTGTCAGTTTTGACCCGGCTTTTATGGAAATGTCAGGTGAAACAAATATCTTTGCCCCCTGAACAATCGTTGCTGCTGATTCAGACTGTACCGCCGTCTGCATCTTCTCAAAAGATAGTCTGCAAGGTTCATCTTGCAAAACCACCACATCAACTGACTTTGTTAATTTTGTCTTTTCATCTTTTACCGTTTGATGCTCTGTCACCGTCAAAGTACCAAAATAGGTTGCTTCAATGGCTTTCCTTGCAGCCTTTTGTGCTGCTTTCATCTGCTTCACCATCTGATACGCCTAAATGAATTAAATTCACCCTTTCCGTAAGATAAAAGGTAATTGATGAAAGAAGTCAGTCTTTGTTCAGGGGTCATTGAACCTTCACCAGTTGCAAATACTGTGTTGGTGTCCCCTGTCTGAATCTGCTTGACAGCATAATCTAAATCAAACCCGGTAAGGTCATCAGGTGCAAAGGTTTTCTTGGAAAGAAGAAATTCACCCACTGCCATATCAACAGCAATGTGTTCCAGTCCTTCCGGCACATCAGACCAGTTGATTTCATTCTTGATTGTGCTGCGTACTTTCTCAACACAAAAGGTCAAGGCAAATTCTTCATCTACCTTGACCTCATAACCAAGTGATTTCAACCGTTCTTTTACTGTATCAGTATCAAACATTGCAACCACCCTTTCCGATCAGAAATTAACCACGGGAAATAATACGGGCAATCGGAACTGCCTTGTGTTCAATGGTCTTGGTATCAGATGCAACCAGTGACCAGTTCTTGCCGTTCCCTAACTCTGTGTTAGTTGGTGAATTGGTTTTCTGATCTGCCTTGAGATAAGAAACACCTGAAACAGAAACAGCGTGACGTTTACGGGAAATAAGTGTGTCCTCACCACCCCTTGTCTTAGCATCACGCACCATTTCATAAGGCACTTTTGCACCTACATCTTCAAATCCAATAGCACCTTCACCAAGGATATAAGTTGTGTACTCTGTATAAGCATCCTGTGCCTTGATACCTTTTCCTGTGTCCTCTGCAACAGCTTCAACAACCTTAGTAGGTAAAGAATCATCAATGATGACCAGTCTGCCGTTCCAAGTACCCATTTCAAGATCACGTTCAATACCCTGCGCATCTGTGTACTTTAAGTATGCAAGCAGTTTCAGATTTTCAAGATTAGTAGCAACCGCACTGTGACAGTAAACTAACTTGAACTTCTGCTTGTTGTCACCGCAAGCCTTCTGAATGGCACTGTTCAGGGTTGTTGCATCCATCTTCATAGTGTCATCAGTGTGTTCAGCACCCGCCTGTGCAATATCATAAGTATGTGCTTCAACAAACGCTGCATTGGACTTCTTAATGTCACCCGTTCCAGTGTCTTTCATCCCAAACACACCCTTTAAGATTGCAAGGATAACATCCTGATCTACACTGTTCCAGTAGTCATTGATCTGACTTCTTACGTTTGCCATGAAGTCAGTACCACCTGTTACATCATAACTGAAATCCGCTTCTGTCCAACCGTTCATTCTACCGTAAGTGAAAACACCCTGTTCAAAGGTGTCAGTCTTACCCGGTGTAACATTGTCAACACCGTCATAGTTCTGCGGTGTGCCGGAAAGCAGACCAAAGAACGGTAACACTGCGTAAACAGTACCAGTCTGTGAGTTGTTCACAAATGTGTCACGAAGTCGTGCATCACCAACGATTGCACGGGATTCACGCAACTTGTTCAGTTTCACGTTCGGAATTGCACTCATGTACTTACCGAACGCCTTTTCGTTAAAACTTTTAGCATCAAATTTTGCCATGTTTCAATTACCTTCCTTTCATCAAATTAAATCTGTGCATCCGGGTTTGCTTCCATGTAAGCGGTAAGTTCGTCATAACTCATTTTTGAGAAATCGACCTTTTCACCCTCACCCGGTTTCTGTTCCCCTGATGCTCCCGGCTGAAAACCTTTGAAATTCTGCTGCTGTTTGGTCTGCTTCTGTGCTTCAAACAGGAACTTGGTGTCATCACCGCTTGTCAGCTTCTCAATCTGTTCAGCCAGTCCCTTGACGTTTCCGTCCTTGTCAAGTTTGGCATCATTCAGTTCAAGTAAAGCCTTGACCGCCTTGATGTTCTTTGCCTTTGCACCTGTCAGTGCCTTTTCAACCGCAAAATCAATTTTCAACTGGTTCAGTTCGGATTCATGGTTTGCCTTGGCTGTGGCGTTCTCTGTCTGCAAGTCCTCAATCTGCTTTTTCAGGTCTGCATTGTCCCCGGCTGATGCTTTCAGGGTTTCTAACTGCTTGTCACGGTCACCGACCTGTGTTTTCAGTCCTTCAACCTCTGTCTGCAAGTTCTTGATCTCTGTTGCAGCAGTACCCTTTGCGTTCTCAATGTCATCACCATTGATTTTCATTATTGAATCAGCCTGTTCCTTGGTAAGTCCTAAATCCTCTAACTGTTTTCTTGTCATTTCTATACCATCCTTTCAAATACGTTTTTATACGGGGTTACTCCCACATGATTGATTGGTTTTGTTCGGTTTACGCTTGACAACCCGCAAGAAAAAAGACACCCGCTACCGGATGCCTTTTCTATGTGCTACTTGACCCAGTAGCCGGGAGATAATCAGGATCACCATGCCTTTCTCATTGTGTATGTTTTCATGTGCCTTTTATCCCCCTTTCTGACCTCATATAACCGCCATATAGCAATTATTACAGGTCTATTGATAACTTGTTAAGGTATGAAAAAAGCACGGATATTTGACCGTGCTTTTTAGTCCCAATGTTCCCCATCTTTGGGGTATAATTCCAAAATAGCATAAAAGTTTGGAATATCTGCAATCTGCTTTCCATCTTTTAACGCTGTCAACACTCTAATCTTTTCATCCAGTAGTTCATCACTGTCTAAATCAAAAAATTGTATCATTGTAGGTGGGAAATCGACTTCTGAAAACAACTGTCTGACTTTTATGCTTTTTTCAATCAATTCATTTTTCATCATTCCTCACCCGCTTTCTTCAAAAGTTCAATAATAGTCGCATCCAATTCTGCAACCAAATCCGGCTTATCTGCTTTCAGCAGTTCAATCAAATCAGGTCTTGTTATGCTCAATGCTGCGTAATTTGCTATTGTTTCATGCACCCGGCTTTCTTGGCTTCTGTAATAAGATGACCCATGACCATACATGACTGTTCCTTTATCTCTGAATACACCACCTGACAGTGCATCATAAATATCTTCAAGATTTCCTATTCCACCACCCATGATGTTTCTTGCCATATAATCACGTTCATCATTCATGGCTGATACCAGTTTATTGTACTGTTTCTTATAATCAGCAAGTGAACCTTGGAAGGTTTTATCCATCACTGAATTATTCAGTTCAGAAATCAAATTCTGATATTTTGCATTTACTTCATCCCGAACCCTTCTGTACTCTTTTTTATGTTCAGCAAATAGGTCTGCAACTTCATCACTGATTGAATCAGATGTACTTTTGAATACATCCATCAGTGCTGTTCTGCTTGTGCTGAACCAATTACCACTTTTTGACGGGTTTTTTCTACCGTACAAATCCATCAGGTGCATTTCTTCATGCAATGTGGTGTTTACCTGTCCGGCAAGATTTTCACCTTGTAATTTTGGAATAGTCAATTTTACATCAGCCAAATTCCCGGTCAATATATATGTTGAAGTTGAAACAGCATGATTTTTACCGTGTGATATTTTGAACGGAATACCATTGTTTTCTATGGTTTCCAATTTTGCCATGCTATTATACAGGGCAACCACATTTGCATCTGCACCTTCCAACCCGTTTGTATAGTCTACAAGTGCCTGTGTATTTTTCAATTCACCTTTTGCCTTGAAAGCATCCGGGAAATTGTCAATCTTTAATTCTTCCGCAACCTGTTTGACTTCTTCCTTTGCCTTAATTGTATCATCAGATGATGCTTCTTGCAAACCTGACTTGTCACCCTGAACAAAAGCCTTGTCCCATTCCTTATAGGTCATGTTACCCGGTACAAAGTAGGTCTTGCCAGTTTCTTCATCCCGTGCAGCACGTTCACCAACAGCATCAAATTCATCATCAAAATATGGTACTGTGGTACTTCTGCAATGAACATGAAACGGCGGTGCAGTAACACCAACTTTCCATTCAGACATAGGGAAATGCTTGCCATCCATCCCCCGGCATATATCCGAAGTGTGGGAATCCAGTGTTGCCACTATTTCAAACTGTTCAACATCCAGTTCATCAAAACAATCCTTTTGTGCTGCGGAACTGAAAAAGGCTTCTTCTGTCATTACCAACCGCCCGGCGTTGGTCTTGGAAGTGTTCATCTTCCGGGCAATTTCATCAATGGCTTTCTGTGGGTCTTTTCCCAAGATGATGTTCTGTGTCAGGGTATTGTTCAGTTCATTGACCAACTTCTTACGGTTGCCCCATATCCTTTCACTAAAATTCTTGCCGTCAACCGCCCAAGGCTTACTGATGACCTTGCTGATCTGCTTATCATCCAGTGTGGAAAAGTCCCAACCAACACCCACACCCTTCTGAATTTCATAGGCTGTGTGATAATAGCCGGACTTGTAAACATCCCGCATTGTGCTGTCAATGGAATCAAGCTGATTTCCAAACATGACTTCAATGCTCTGTTGGGTCTGTAACTTCAAGGCTTCCAGTCTGCTGATATGGAATCTTGCAGATGCGTTTTCAAGTTGCTTTACCCAAGTACCGTTGATTGCATTTTCTTCACCGTACCTGATATAGTCCTGAATGTCCCATTTCAGTTCAGCAACTTCCTTTGCCGTCAACATACGCTTTGCATCTGCAAGGGTTACCCCGTTGTTATATGCAAAACGCTGATACCATGCAGCAATCTGACCTTCAAGGGTTTTCTGTGCCTGTCGGTACTGTTTTTCAATATCCGCATAACACTGAACCCCCTGTTGGTGTGCTGCCTGTTCAAGCAGTTCAAAACGCTTCTGCCAATATTCTGAACTTTTCATCATTCATCACCGCCCTGACTTCCCTTTGCCGGGTCACCTTTATTGTCAGGGTCATCATCTGCACCGTCACCCTGTTGCTGTGTACCAAACGGGTCATACTGTGCAAGCATTTCTTTCTGTGCTTCTTCCTTCTGCTTTTTCAGGCGTTCCATTTCTGCCTGTGGGTCATCCACCCAAGGATGATTAGCAATGATTGTTTCATCAGAAATAAGACCCTGTGACTTGGTGCAGTTATCAATGATTTCTGATTCATTCATCAGCATATCACGGTTGAATATCACATCAATGTCATTTTCCTGACCTTCAAAATCACCCTGTCCTGAATTGGCAAGGTGACAGTTGACAAACCAAAGAATATCATCCATTGTTGCCTGTGCTTCTGATTCTGTATCATTGGCATCTGTATCAATGTCAGAATACATTGACTGAATGTTCATCTGATTAGGATTGCCGGAAAGTCTGTCATCCTTGGCATCATAACCCATTGCATTTTCAATCAGTGCTTTCTTGAAGATTTCCACAATAATCTTGTAGTTGTCTGCATTGACCGTGATTTCAAGGGTTTCAACCCCGCCCTTGGTATCACCGTCATATCTGACCTTTACTGCACCATAGGTTGCAAGGTTCTTTCTAAACTCACCCAAATTAGTACCGTCATAGTTCTTCAATACCAAAATGGTGTTCCTTGCATCCTCTTGCATATTATTTTCAAAGTCTGACAGCATCACATTGATACCGTCCTGTAATGACTTGACCCTTTTAATCAGCGGTGTTTCCTGTTCATTGGCTTTCAATGGAATCAGGGGAACACGCTGCCAGTTGAACATTTGCACGTTCCCGGTTGCATCTGTCATTGTAACGTGCGGGAAATCAGCGGTGTCATTGTTCACAACATCAGGTATCAGTTTTGAACCGTCCAGTATGAACAGATGAACACCTGTCAGATCATACAATTCAACCTTTTCAATGTACTTCCGTTGTGTACCGTCATAGGCAACTGATACATACAGTCTGATGAAGAAATCCAGTTCAGTATGTTCAGAATCTTTCCAAAATGGCAAAATCTCATAAGCGGGGAAAAGCCTGAAAGCAAATTCCCCCCGGTCATTATAGTAAGGATATAGCCAAGCAATACCGCCATTGTATGCAGCTTTGCCCGCACTCTTTAATGTTCGCATGAACTTCTTGTCAAATACCTTTTTCAGCAGTTCAATGTACTGTTCATTGTCACCGTTTAATGTAAACGGCTTGCCGAACAGGTAATTGGCTTTCTGATTCACCATTTTTGCATACTGGTTATCAACAATACGGTTGTTTGGTAAGTTCTCAACAACTTCAAGTTTGCCGTCCTCACCTATCATTGTACGCTTGCGGTGAATCACATCATGGTCACCGTCATAATACAGAAATCCCTTAATCTGCATCATCCTACGGGGTGAACATTTCCAAGCAAGGATTTCTTTTTCAAGAAATTCCAAGTCAGTCATGTGGGATTTTGCCCCTTGCAATATGAAGTTACTAAGTTTTAATGTAATTGCATCCACAAAGGAACTGAACACGGTTCAATTCACCCCTTTCATTGCATAATAAAATCAAAACCCCTGAAAACACTATGTTTCCAAGGGTATGTGTTACTAATTTGTTTCTTTTATTCAAAAAGTAGTTATACAGGCATCATAGGCGGTCACCTGTTGCAACCGCCCCGGAGTAAGCATTTGACAACCGTTTCCTACCGTCCAAAAAGAACGGTTGCTGATGCCGTGTATTCTACCCGGTAATTGCTTAGTCAAAACTGAAAGCATCACCCTTCACAATAGATTCAACCGCATAACGCATTGCATCCATCAGGTGATTGAAGTCATCAATAGGACGGTTCAGTTTCTTGCCTGTCTTGGCATCCTTGTCCCATTGATAGTTGCTGATCTCTGTGATGAAATTCACGCATCTTGGGTGAATGATAATGTGATAGTCCTGAATGAAGTCAATGCCGTTGTTGATGCTGTCCTTGCCCTTCCTTGCTTTCCTGATTCCTTTCAGACCCAGTTCACGCAAGCGGTCAATGCTCTTTGGTTCTGCTGAATCGGCTGTGACTTTCTCTTTCACATATCCCATCCGCTGCACCTGTTCAGCAATGGCTTCATTACTCATACCCGGCTGATACATTTCATCAAATACCCAAATGGTCTTGCTTGACTGGTCAATGAAACCACAAAACAGTGCAGAAGGGTCATTTGTATAGCCGAAGTCAAGACCAAATACAGACTTGACACCGCTTATCTTCTTGACTTCATCAACACTGAACGCCTTTTCTTCCCAGTTCTCATAGACAAGACCGTCTACAATACCCCAATCACCAAGACCCGCTACTTTATAACGCCTTGGGTTCTGCTTCCGCATGGTTTCAAAGACCTTCAAGTCTGCCTTATCAAGCCATTCATTGCACTTGTAATTGGTGGTCATTGCAAGGACTTCATCATCAGGGGTATCAAAAAACCGTTTCTTTATCCAGTGATGTTCATTCCACGGGTTCAGTGTAAGGGTTATTTGTTTGAACAGTCCTGAACCTTCCGGGACAGCACCACGGATTGATTCATCAAGCATATTGAAATCATCTTCTGAACTGATTTCATACGCTTCTTCAATCCACATCCAACACAAACAACCAATATCAACGGTTATTGATGTAACTTTCAGGGGGTCATCCAGTCCCCTGAAATAAATCTTTTGACCTGTTGGTTTATAGGTCATTTCAAGCGGTGATTCTTTGATTTCCCAAAAGGCATCAACACCAAGACGGTGAATCGCCCACTTCAATTCTGTGAAACAGGAATCTTTCAGTGTTCTGAATGTTTTCCTGACCACAAGGGTATTTGCTTGTGGGTACTTCATCATATTGGTGATGTACCAAAGGGCAGTTGTCTTTGATTTCTTGGATGCACGGCTGCCCTTGCATACCCTATATCTACCTTTCCAACGCCAAAAAGTACCGTAACCCTTACCAACCAGTTCAGGCAACTGCACTTTCTTCTTGCCGGACTTAGTAACCTTGTAATCTTCCGGGTACAGGATAAACTTCTGATACCCAAAAACATAC